CAATCATACGCACCTCATTACTACCGGCTTTAGTATATGGATCGACAACGAGGTTCATACCACCCCAGAAGCCAGCATATACGTTAGCCATATCACCATAAACAACAGGATAGTTATCCGCAGTGCCAGTAAGAACTGGGAGCAAAGATGTGCGGACGGTGCGAGTACCGTACAGCTCATTTCTCATATTCATAAGGAAAACACCACTTCCAGCATCCAATGGAATGCTCTTAGCGATAGCACCCAATTTTTTATGAATCAAGAAAATAGGATTCCCATTAGGGATATTTTCATCATCCACAGCGCCTTCCAACTCATTGATTTTAGCAAGGGTCAACTTACCTTCTGCACCGGCATAAACAAAAGCAACTTCGGGATCATTAAGAAGCCCCAAAGTATTAGGAGCGACACCATCACCATTCAACATATCAAGCATTAATCGCTTGTTTAACGCCGTGGTTATTCGGTTACGAATATCGGTTTCAACATTCCATTCAGATTGAATAAGAAGTTGATTTGAGATAGCGGTTTCCATCGCGGTACGCTTGGGCTTCATTATCCTTTTATCCCATTCCTGCTTTTGAGGAGTTGTGTTTGCGGTTTCTGCAAGATTCTCGAAAGTAAACTCACTACCTCTAACAAGTGGATAATCACCTATAAGGCCCCGTTTTACGGTTACACCTAGATCTTCTATAGAAAGACGATCTACAAAGGTGGGCAGCATTTCACCTACTTCTTCACGAACCAGATTCCCGCCAAAAGCCCCACCATCCTGAGTCACGGTATGACTATCTGCGCGGAACATCATTTCATTAGGAATATTTATGCCCCTTCTGGGAACTTCCAAGCCTTGACTTCTCAACTCCTCCTTAGCCATTGCATTCACTTCGGCTTCCACACCATCCAAGGCACGCTGATCCAGTTGCGCTTCAAGGGCGCGCTTCATGGAAAATTTAGCCATAATCTTGGCCTTTTCTCTTTTTTCGGAATCTTCGCCAGACGGTTTATCCTTTTTTCTTTTTTCTTCAGAAAGATCTACAGGAATGGCATCCCGTTCTGCTTTCTCAAGCTGCAAAGCTTCGGCATTTTCTGCACGGGTAACCGTTGCATTCATTGCTTCGATTTCCGCATGGCGCTTATCGAAAGCTGTTGCTTCTTCTGGTGAAAAGTCACGGCTTTCGCTCTCGGCTTTTTCGGTTAATGTGATCTGAGCATCCTTTAATGACTGACGCTCTTGTTTCAATTGATCAGATTTTTTCATCTTTTTGTTTTTAGTATTGATACATTTTACATTGAGCTTGTCTTACTGTCATACTTCCGGATTGCTCAGATCCCGATGTATTTTCTTTTGTGTCTTTTTCGCTTTCGCGGGCTTCAAAATTTCTTTTTGCCACATTGGTATCGGCATATGCCGGATAAGTGACTGGCGAAACATCGTATAGACGTTCTATTTTCTTGATTTGGCGCAATTCATTTTCCCCTTCTTTTTCGATCCAAACCACTTCACTTGCGCGAAATGCAAAAGAGGACTGGGTGACGTCACCGCTTTCAATCGCGTCCTGAAGATCAATGGCAAACGTGCGGTTTGGCGTTGTGTAGCTATATTTTAATCCAGTTTCATCTATAGTAAGGCTCAACGTGCCCTTACCTTCATTACTACGGGCGAGAACGAAATTTGGGCTGTGATTAAAAAGGCAGCGCACATCATCATTTAAGATATCATCAAATGCACCTGGTAATATTTCTTCATCAAACCAGCCTAGATCTGTACGGCTGTTAAATTTTGCCGCATACCCTTCTATTACAAAAAGCGTGGTCTTTTTATCTCCTTCAGCACGTTTCTCTACAGAGACTGGCGCGTCAAAAAATCTGCGCTCCGCCTGTTCATCCATTACTTTTGCATAATCTTTAGACTGGCTCATTGCTTTGTTTTTTCATTTGTTCTTCAGTCATCATATTGACCATTTGCAATAGTTCGTTACCATCTTTCCGTGGGTTGAGTTCCTCTAATTTTCTAACTTCATTAGGCGTCATGAGCTTAAAGGAAACCATGGTTTTATAATATTCCGCACGCGATTTCTGATCGCCCCTGAGCATACTGCGCAGATCGAATTTTATATAGTGATCCATCTTCTCCTTATCGGAAAACAGTTTGCGGCGGCATTCCTGCTCAATGTTTACCGTACGCGGCATCACACTGTCCTGCTGATGCTCTATGGTCATCTGCTGCAGGTTGCTGTAATTGGAATTATCGAGGTGCTTTAATTTATGCGGGGCCACGTTTAGAAACTGGCAGATATGAATGATGCCGCGCGTGTCGGTTTCCAGCCATTGCGCTTCGGCCGGTGTAACGGTGATTCTTTTGTACTTGAAACCTTCATCCAGTAGCGCTACTTTATGTGCGCCTTCTGAAGACATTTTAGTTTGAAATGCATTTTCAATTTTCCCCTTATTATCTGCGGTAACATTCATGTCAGTCTCAAGCGTACCGTGCGATAAGCCCTGATTGCTGAACGTGTCACCCACAAAGGTTTGTCCGCTCAAGGTGATTCCCATAGAATTTGCGGCGTAGGTAACAATGCCGGTGCCCGAATATCCATTTGTGGAAAAGAAATAGAGGTGAATCATATCATCGCCATCTATGACGTTGCCTTTATACTTGTAATACATCTTATCGCTGCCCTTGAGCGGCGTGACCTGGTCTGAATCCAAATGCATAAGGGAAACCACGTTGCCGGTAGCTTTATCCCGGACTATCTTTGCGTAACCGTTGCCCTTCACAATGGCGCAGTAGCACAGGTATTTCCAGAAATTGAAGGGATTTTGATAGGGATTAGGTTCTTCGGAAATCAGTTTATGAACGGGGTGGTCTGATAATTTATTGAGGTTGTCACCGTCTTTCTGGAAGACAGCTTTGGGAAGTTTGGCGATATCATCTGTACACAGATTGACGCCATTGTAGAATGCACCCAGCGTGAGCGCGGAATTCTCATTGATTTTTGAACCGCTTTTAGTTACGGAATTACCGAAAAACGGGAAACCACCACCATTTCTGGCGGTGGTTGCTGATCGCAAACTTATCGGTGAAAAGACGTCGTTAAGTATACCCATTTTTTAACCTAATTAAATACTAACCAGGGCAAACATACGGGGCGAAGGGAGGTGATTTATGTATAATGTTTACATTATTGAATTAATTGTGGGTGATTTTAGGGGTTTTTTGATTAGTTTATTATTTGCAGGGACCTACAATAACACAATAAGAATGAAGCCTATTATTACCATTAGCACCACTACGACTAACATAAAGCCACTTCCTGTATCTTGCCCTACAACCATGGGATCGTTAATTAAATCATCCCACGCGATATAATCATCTTCCTTAAGTTTATCTAAATAATTCTTGTCAATCATAATTATGGTTTAGAAATAATTTATATATTTTTAATTATGGCGAATTCGCCATAATATCTACTTAATTAATTAAGCTTGTCAAATTTCTGGCAGAATCAATCGAGGTTTCCACATAAATGCGAGTGGTCTTTTCGTTTTTATGGCCTAGGGCATCCTGTATTTTAGCCAGATCATTACCGGCATCATACAAATGCGTGGCGAAACTTTTTCTAAGGGAATGAAAACGGTATTTTTTACCGATATACTTTTTTACGATCGCGGTGCAGCTGGATGGGGAATATTGCTGCCGCCAGTCCTGACCAGTGAATACGTACTGCTTGGTTTTATATTCCCTGAAATACGCAATCAGCATATCGATTATTCCTTCTGAAATAGGCGTGTACCGGTCTTTTGCACCTTTACCGTCACGCACCAGAATAACGCCCTGGTCCCGGTCAATATCCTTCCACTTCAAACTGATCACTTCTGAAACACGCAGCCCACAGCCATAGCCCAGCGCTATGATTGACCGGTGTTTTAAGTTGGCTATCCGCGGTAGCACTTGAAGGATGTGATTTCTAGGAATAACGGGCTGCTTGTGCGTGACTTTACGCGGCCGTTCAATTTTATCTAAATGAACCTGAGATTTACCAAGAATATATTTTGCAAATAGTTTTAAACTGCCTATAATCTGGTTTTGCTGCGAAGTGCTTTTATAATTTCTGTTTTCCAGATAATCTTCAATTTGCTTTTGCGAAACCTGATGCGGGTCTTTAATATTCTCATTTTTAAAGAACTCCTGAAGATAGTGGGTGTAAACTTCTATGGTTCTTTCCGCATAGCGCTTGTATCTTAATTTTCTCATGTAAACTTCCAGAACTTTCATAAGTGGTTAGTGTGTTAGTAAGGGTTAGTTAATAGGGTGGGGTTATATGGGTGTTGTATGCAATTGCCTAATTACCATTTTTTAAGCTTAGTATCTAAGCCCTTGCCTCTTAATGTTTCCCAATCTTCGTCGGTCACATCTTTCGGCAACTGTTCGCTTTGCCCTACAACACGGTCTATAGATAATTGCTGGTCAGCGTACTTTTGCATGGCATTTTTTATATCCGCAAAGAGGTTTCCGTTAATTTCTCCTGTTTCAGATATATAATTTAAATTTGCTTTATTAGGCTTGATTTCGTTTATAAAATCCTCTTTTGTCTTCATTTTTATTTGGTTAAGTTATTTTTTAATTCTGCAACAATCCATAGACTAATCCGTTGTAGTGCATTAAGTATATACATATCTACAATCAGGCTCGTGGCAAATATCGGCTTCATCTGTAATGGTAACTTCTGTACTTCCACACCAAACACATTTGCTATGTTCTGGGTGTTCCTCGCTATTTACTTTTAAGTGAGAATAGTCGTTACCATCAGAATAACGCACTACAACACTATGTATAGTTAATTGCTCTATTGCGAATTTTAAAGTTGAGTAGGCGGCATTGCTCACATCTTTACTTTTGTGAAGTTCTTCAAGTGCTGTGCTTATTTTTTTTGTATCGTAATTCATTTGTTTTTATTTATTAAATTCAGTTATTAATTTGTTCGCAACCATCCATACCACCAGACCGTTCTAAACAATAAAAACAATATTGGTATACCCCCATTTTACAAGCAGATCATTTGCCCTCTTTTTAGTTGTTTCTCGTATACGACCATAGACCTCATTATTTTCCTCATTTTTAGCCTCATACTTAAATTCTTTAAAATTTAGTCCCATATTTATTGTTTTTACAGTTAAGAACACGGTATAAAATCCAGTCTTACGCGTGTTTGGTTAATTTGTTTTACTCAATTTGTTTTGGTGTGCTTGCCGTCAAATTCCTACGGAATTATGACGACCGTATCTTATACTAATCAGTTAGTATTTATTTTTTAGAAAAAGCCTGGTAAAACCTAAACCCCACCGCTATAGTGATCAGCATTAGCAGCGCTACCCATGCAATTCTAAAATTATTAATGGCTATATAGTCTAGATCAAGAAGCATTGTTTCAGCAAAAAGAATGGCCAGCGTACTTATTATGGTTATGACTTGTTTCAAGGTTTTGATTTTTGTTTGTTAATTTCCTGCAGGGCTAATCGCGTTTTTGCGGTCATGGCGATTATGTGAATTTTCAGGCGTTGGCAAATCGTTATTTCAGTCAACATGCCTTCGCTTATCCGATCGCCATAAAGCCATATTTCGTTGACCATGCCACTTTCAAGAATGGCCCGGTTATTACCCATGCCCCGGTTGCGTTGCTTTGGATCTGTATCATCAAGCACCATGCAATCTGTCATGTAGGGCACAAAAGGAACAATGTCGCGCCGGGCAAGGTTAAGCGCATGCACGATCTCCTTTATTTTTTCAAGGTTTTCAAAAACTGATGGGCTGCCCACTGGATGGGCGATATATACTATTTTCATTTTTTGGATTTATAATTTTTACAGCAAAGGCGAAAACTGTTATAGTCTGAATACCGCCAATCACCAAATATTTCAAAATACTGATCATTTACATCGTTAAAGGCTTCAATCTGAGTACGTGAACTGGGCAATACTTTAAAATAATGCTGAAAAAAACCTTCAGGCGTGCCCAGAAGTCGGGCGAGCGCGTAATTTTCTTCCGCAGATTTTAATTTTTGCTGAATAGCATTCAGTTCATGTGTTGTAATAATGGGCATGATTTCGATTTTAAATGTATATTTCTGCACCTGGGCGGCTGTATTTGCCCCAATTTTTATTCTGTTCTACACTTATGGAGCCTCCTAGGGCCATAATTGTGGCAATTATACCGTCTATGCGGTAGCCATGGGCGATACTTTTACCTTTATGCGGCTTGATATTGTCATTTGCATCGCGCACTACGATGGTGCCGGAAAGCATCCATTTTAATAAAGGATTGTCCTCATGCAATATTTTACCTTCGGTCACCAGTTTTTCAAACTCTTTACTGGGTGCGCTCATGTTACTGATGGCCTGTGAGAAGTACGACACTTGAAAACCCTGCTCCATAAGTTCATTAACCATCTGGGCAGCGTTCCACTGGTCAAATTCTATGCGTTTTACACCGTTTATATGGTAGGTTTTGGCAATTCTATTTTTTACCACTTCATAATCTACCACATTGCCTTCCGTAGGTATCAACCAACCCTCACGCGCCCACTGATCGTACGGTACTTTATCTTCACGGCTGCGGCGCTTAATGGTTTCTTTCGGACAGAAAGCCCATAATTTTAAATATCTGTAACCATCTTCATCGGGTTCGGTAAGGTTTACGTAGGCGGTAATATCTGTGGTTGTACTAAGATCTGCCGCGGCAAAGCTGCCAAGCTTTTTAAACATATCAAACGGAATTTCTTTCACGATCCCTTTATCCCAGGTATCACCCAGAATCCAAACTTCTGGCGCATCTACCCACATATTAAGGTGCTTTGTCTGGAAATTAGGCACTTTACTGATCTGATTTGTTGCCTTTATATACTCTTTTTCAATGCTTTCCAAACTCAATCCCTGACCCAGAAGCGGGTTCGCCTTGTACCAGTTGGCCGAATCCTGCCAGTCATCCTTTGGATCGAGGTCGTGAATCATGATCCACAGGTGGTCATCGTGCTTTGTACCGTCCAGAATTTCCTTGCAGGTATCTTCATAATGCTTGCAAACGCCCATGGTATACACGCCAGCGGTGGTAATGTGATAGGTGATGGGCTGGCGGCGCTGTACAGATGAAGATTCTAGATTTTCCTTAACGCTATCGTCTTTATGGGCATGGTATTCATCGATTATGCTCAGATGGCTATTAATTCCATCCTGAGTTTTACTGTCACCACCCAGCGGCCGCATTTTTGAACCCAGTGGAGTATATTGTATCTCTTTTTGCAATTTCCGGAATCCCAAACCAGCAAGGAAACGACTGGCGTGGGCGGGATGCGTGATAAAATCTGCTGCCTGATCCCAGCATATTTTAGCCTGATCTTCTTTGGTGGCACCGACATATATTTCGGCACTGCTTTCCTTATCAAGCGTCATCACCGCGAGTGCCAGACCGGCCATTTCCGCAGATTTACCGTTCTTTTTTGCGCGTTTATCGTACACGGTATTGATGCGGCGCTTTCCTTCTGCGTCTTTCCAGCCAAAAAGATTGTACATCGTGAATTGCTGAAACGGTGCGAGTACAAACGGTTTGCCTGCTACCCTTCCCTTTGTATGCTTGAGCGCGGCCGGAAAGAAGTTTATGATCTGCATCCCGGCATTATGGTCTAGATGGTAACCGTCTGCTTCTGCGGTTTCCATCCACTTATAGAAACGGTCTACTGCCTGGCGTATGCGATGGCCCACAACCACACTACCGTCACGCACGCCAGCGGCATACTGGAATGGAACTGAATTTATTTGGGTGGTTGTGGGTTGCATTTGTTAAAAAAATAGGTTGATAATTAGATTTACTTCCAAGCCGCCATTTCATCTTCGGCCCATTGCATGAAACCTTTATTGAAATCTTCTTTACTGGAATCTGCGATTGCATCTGCAACAGATTTCTGGCCGATTTCTTTAGCATAAACGGTCATTGCCTCATGTTTTGATTTATATTTCACCGGTGTTTCGGGCAGGCTGACAAATTCAGGTGCTTTTTTGCCGCCGGTAAGCTTCATGGCCTGTATCTGCACCTTGGCGTTATTGACCAGCGCATTGCTGATGCCTATTACAGAATTAGCCTGTTTTGTATCTATATTACCATCTTTGATCCCTCTCAGGGTTTCAAATAAAATGGTGTTCAGTTCGTTTAAATCGTTTGCCATAATTTCTAATTATTAAGTTCTTTTTTAATTTTTCTCATTATCCGAACGGTTTTCCGTAGCGGTTCTGGATATCGCTTCAATGAATTGCGCCTGGCATGTTCAGCCCTATCTATGATCTCTATATCGGTGATGCTCTGGGCTACTGTTTTACCACTTCGGGTAACCACCAGATCATCACTGGATAAAGGTCTTACCCTATTCTCATAGAGCCAGCGGTTGTAATGCACAAAACCTTCATCGGTCTTGACTACTGCAAATTCACCGCCCACACTGTACTGCCATATCTTAATCACTCCATTTTCGGTCACGCCCATGGTTTCCCATCTTTTGGCCGCGCACTCTGAAAACATACCGTTTTCAGTATTTCGGGCTTTGATGGCTCTAAGCTGTGATTTGGTTCGCTTTAATTTTAGATATCTGCGTTTCTTTTCAATATGCTTTTTTGACCATCCTTTGTTCTTGATCCATTTTTCACTGAATATAGCGGCAAGCTCCGTGTCACCTATTTGCTCATAATTTGCCCGAAGATATGCAGTCTGCTCTGTGTCCCAGTACTCAAGATCCATTCGTTTTAAGCCCAATTTGTAGAGTTTTGTACGGCATGTGGTGAGTTTTATCCCCAGTGAACTAGCCAAATCTGCATTGGTCATCTGTGTGTAATTCTCCCTAAGAAACTCAAGGTCTTTACTTTCCCAAATGTGATATCCATTTTCCTGAATGATCATATAATTGAAATTAAAAAAGGCCGGAGCTAGCGGCCCTTTGCCGATTTATATAAAAATTACAGTGGTGTTCTTTTCGATTTTTCCCACTTCTTCCATGACGCGTTTTTCTCTGGATTCATCAACCAGTTCTGCCGCGTCTGCGCTTTCTAAAAAGCATTTAATATCAAGACTGGATCCTGCTTCGATCACCACATCTATTTTGATACTTTGTGATTCTTCACCTTCGATAAGTGGAATATTGATTTCAAATGATTCTGGCACATTAGATTCTACCGCCTGCTCAAAAAGAATTGATTTGTTGCCGCGGCGGTCATCTTCATCATTGAGATTACTATTTACCTTCGCCTGAAAATTAAAGAGCGTGCCCACCAATTTCGCATGTTCTGCCTTATCTGGGAAAATGGAGCGCAGCAGTTTGAATTTTTTGGAAAGTTCTTTTGGCGCATAGAATTTACCGGGGTTGTTAATCCCTAAGCTTTCATAGATTTTTGATACCGAAAGCGTACCGGATATAGTTTGCTTAAGCAATGGCCAGCTTTCATTTACGATAAGCTCAATAGTGCCTTGACTTTTTGAAACGAGCGCGTGGGAAGTTCCCAAATCTATATAATCCGCTCGATAATCAATATATCTGGAAGGCGCGTCTATCGTTCCTGCGATAACTAAAGGCTCAGGCTTTTCAATGATTGCTGCAGCACCTTCCCGAATGATTAATTCTTCAAGTTTCGGATTGTTTTCTAATTTCTGTGTTGCTATTTTCTCGTTATTCATTTCCTGCGCTTTTAAGGGTTCTTATTTTGGTTTGTTTTTCTGAAGGTGTAATGGGGCGGGCGTGAACACATACACCTTCTTTATCGAAATAATACATCATGCCGGTTTCCGGCTCATCTATTAGGAAGATTTTACCCTTCATGTGCTCACTGCGGTGCTTGATGTTTTCCAGAAGACGGGCGCGCTCGATTTTCGGATCCTTGATCTTTGCACGGAATTTCGCGCTGATCTCTTTTTTCTCCAGTTCGAGTTCTGAAATATTAATGGAAACTTCAGCCAGTTCTGTTTTGCGTTCTGCCAGGTCTTCCTCTGTGAGCGGTTTTGTATAGGATTCTTCCTTTACCTCGTAGCAGATCCCTTCAAGGTTTTGTTCCCGCTCTACCGGGCTTAAACTTTTGAATTGTGGGTCGTAGAGTTCCCCGATTTTGAAATTTAACATGGTTAATATATTTAGGTTAATAATTAATTACGATGATTGCTTATTCATTGCCTTGTTGAATTCTTCCATTAGTGAAAGCTGGCCGCCAGTGTCTTCGGTTTTGAGTTCTTTTTCGCTTCTGGGATCCATCCCAAACTGCTTCAAGCATTGCAGGATTTTCTTTTCGGCTTTTTCTTTGAGCGTGATTTCTGCGCTCACTTGGCTAGCCCCGCTTTGAAAAGTCTGGATATATCCCCAGCCCATAGACTTCACATTCTTTCTCTTAATCTCGCGCAGTGCCCATTCAAATTCACCCATGGCATTCGCCAAAACTTCAAGCGCTGCCAGATGCTGGTCCTTCAGGATTTTTGCGGTGATCAATTTTCCACCCCAAAGTTTGAAATGATTCTTGCCTTCCTCAGTGAGATACACTGGCGGCTTTGGTAATTCCAAAAGCACATCTGTGGCCCGGCCTTTATGCGCTATCGTTAATACTTTTTCTTCTTTCATAATCTTGATTTTTGATACCCCCCCCTTAATTTATTTCAGTGAGTAAAATATTTGCTAGAGGGCGTCCC